AGGTGCTGGCGACAATCACATTCTCTGAGTTAAAGCCATCGTAAATCTTGAGCATCTGACCGGCGGTGATGCCTGTTCCATCGGTTACGGTCAGCGATGATTGTGATGCGGTCGCCGTGTTAATCAATGTATTGGCATAGCCATTGACATAGGTGTAAGTCAAGAACACTTCTTGGCGAGGTGAGGTAGGAAATCCGAACTGAAGTGGGCCAGCCGAAGAATAGGTTGTAGCGGCTGAAGCGTATGGGTAAATAATCTGTGAATCTTCAACCCATGCCAAGGATGGGTCTGGGGCAACGATAGGGCTATTGAAGTCGCTGCTGAACTGTAATGATGTCAGCGCGATGATAGGGCTATAACGAGGATGGAAACGAATTGTTCCATCTGGGCGAATACGAGAGCGTTGCTGCTCTGTCTCGGTGGTAGCACCAAGAACCTGATTACAGAAAGTATCAATCCAACTAGAAGCGCGAGCAATAACATTTGCTAACTCGGCGTTCTGCACATCTGGGTCGGTGGAGTTGAACACTAAGTTATCAATATCAATCGCCGTTGGAGCGTTGCGAAACTCAGTAACCGTCAGATATGGCGTAGAGAATTGATGTGTAATCGGGTTAATCGCATTAGCCATTTATTTCTCCGCACTTTGAGCATTTCTTGAAAAATGAGCCGAACCCGCACTTTTGGCAGGTGAATCCAACTGTTGATGGGCGAGCAATCGAACCCATCGCGTTTGCCACTCCTAAGCCTTCGTGCTTCATCTGTGCAGCGTGTTTAGGGTTATCAACATTGATTAGCCCTGACTTGTCTGCTTTGTAAACTTTTGTGCCACGCTCGGTTCTTACGGATACTTCACGCAAGCCTTGCGGTGGAATCATCTTTGTCATTGCGCCTCCTAAGATGTGAGTGAGTGCGCCCGTAAGAGCGCACTCACAACACGATTCAGTTTATTAGACTGCCTTGATACCTGATACTGCACCATTCCACGAAGGGGCCGCGCACATAAATGTGCCACGAAAATAGGTGCTGAACGCGTATTGGAAGTCAACTACAGGCCATTGATATCCAGCATAATCCTGAACATTCACAACTTCCCAAACATTTGATACTTGAGTATCAGGAATTGGAAGTGTGTATGAAAGAACTGGAGCAACGCCCTGTGGCAACCATGGGTGAACAGTAAGGTCAACCATCTTGCCTGTGATTTCATTGTAAAGCGCACCGATTGTTGCGCCACCGATGTAATCGCCAGCATCAGTCTGGGTCAAGTTCAAACGATAGTTTGCAGTTGAACCATTCTTGATTGCATCTGACAACTGCTTGCGGTCTGAACCGTTGAGGAAAATCTCATCTGGGTCAGCCTTAACATTGTTGTAGAGGTTGTAGAAGGTGGTCTGGAACTCAACGCCGGGATTTGATGTTGAGAAAGCAGAGTTGATGTTGTTGTTGTAACCTGACTTAGCACCGAGAACGGTAGCCAAGATGCCGTCATAACCTGTTGCGTAAGCAGAGGTGTCAGAAGCGTGGTTTGCAGCGGTATCACCGGTAACTGCAAGAGTTCCCTGAAGGGTGATTGTGCGGGTTGCTGAACGACCGTTGTAGAACTTGTTAGCATCGGTTGGTTCAGTTCCGGCAGCGCCAGCATAAACCTTGTAACCAAGTGCGCCAGTTACAGGAGCAGAGATTACAACATCAATAACCTGAGTTGAGCCGTCTGGAGTTGCAGAAGCAACTGACGAAACAACAGACTCACCGAATGAACCTGCATCAGAAGTTGCCTTAACCCATACTTTTGTGCCAGAAGAGATTGGAGTCTCACCTGTTGCAGCGGTACGAGCGGTTGCGGTGATTGTAGGAGCAGCAAGTGCGCCTGAGAAGTTTGAGTCAGTTCCGCGACCCATGAGGAGCATACGCTCTTCCATCAACATTGTTGCATAAAGAACAGATGTTGACGACAACTGGCGAAGGTCTTGGAATCCGACACCAGAGAACTGTGCATCGAATGAAACGCTATCGCTGAGTGAGTATGAGAAGTAAGGGAAAATTGCATCTTCTGCTGAGTACGAAATCTTTGGGCCACGCTCGTAAGCGATTGAACCGAATGAAGTCGTTGTTGTTTCTGTAATTCCTGGCCAGATATTTCCTTGACCGCCTGTGCCTGTACCGGTGTAACCAGTCAAGCGCTTGATGCGGTGTGAAGTACCGACACCCTTCTTGCGAGGCAACTTGTTGCGAAGAGGTGTTGGGCGAGGTGTGAGCAACTTTGCAGGTGCTTCGAGGTCAAAGGCTGCGAAAGATGTTGACAATGGAGATGTGAGGCTGATGTCCTTAACGATGTCAGCGTTCATCTGGGTCTGAGCAGACAAAGCATTGTTCAATGCTGATACTGCATCAGGAGAAAGTGACTTGTTTGCGACAAGTGCTTGCATTTGTGCTACTGGGTCTGCTGCTGGAGCAAGACCGGGTGTTGTAGAAGCGTTAGCGAAAGACTTGTTGAGTTCTCCAATGAATTGCTCATGGAGTTCAGCAGCCTTAACTGGCTTCACATCACCGAAAAGGTCTGTGACCTTTGGGGCTTCAAGTGACATTGATTATTCCTTATCAGAGTTGTCTTGTGCAGACTTCTTCAAGATGAGCGATGCCATCTCTCGGAATCCTTCAGCAAGAACAGGGTCAGTTGTCCGAGCGGCTTTTGCCTGATACTCGGCGGCTTTGGCGATGATTGCATCGTCATTGTTTGTACCTTGTTGTACGGCAGTTCGCTTTGGCCCCTGCGCTGGCAGAGACTTAACGATAGCCAACTCTTGTTCAAGTGCTAATGACTTCTGCTCTGCTGCCTCAGTTGCAGACTTGAGCAGGTCAATCTCAGCCTTGACCGAATCCGTGGCGTTCTTGACAGCCTTTTCAATAATGATATTTAGCACATCATCACTAACAAGGGTTTTCTCCGTAGATTCAGATTCAACTGCATCTTCGGAAACTTCGGTTTCAGCAGCAACTTCGGTTGCTGGCTCAGCAACTTCTTCAGTTGTCTCGTCTGCATCGGCAGACTTCATTTCGGCGGTAGTAACATCATCGCGCCCGTGAGCATCGTCTGGGATGTGGCAACCGCACTCAAGGCACTTCTCAGAAGCAGACTTCTCTGCGGCGTGAGACTTGCACATCTTGGCATCGCAACCACCATCGGCAGCGCACTTCATGCAGCCATCGCACTTGCAACCCATGGTTGAGTCTGGCTCTGGGTCTTTGTGGGCTGACAATTCGATATCAGACATAGAGGTTTCTCCTTCTTGGATTTCTCCCTGATACCAAGCGATGAGATGGTTAGCAACCTCAACAAGTTGATTTAGGGAATTGGTTTCATCATCGCCTTCAGCCATTTCGTTAGCCTCAACAATGATGAGTTGAGCAACGGCGCGGCGAGCGGCATCAAATGTTGCTTGGTCAAACTTTACGGTGTCGGCATCTAGGGCTTTGACCGCATTAACAAGGTCGTCTGCTTTCTTCACATTCCACTCCTCGGGTAATTGGTCAATCGCATTGAGTGCGCGAGCGCGGCGAATGATGTGCTTCTTTACTGCGGCAGGATTCTTGGCGCGACCAAATGCTTGAATCGCGTTCTTAAGGTCGCTGACATTGGCGATTGGGTATGAGCCATCCGGCATTGCCTGACCTTGTTCTGCCAAGCGTGAACGCTCTTCATCAGAGACTTCGCGCTTAAACACTTCGCTAGGAAGAGGCGCATTAAACTCATGCAATTCCTCAACCTGAACAAGTGTGCTTTCGCCTTCGACTGACTTAGCCATAATCAACTTAGCGTTTGGATTGGCAGGTCGGTCAACAAGTGAAACTTCGATAATCTGACCGTCAACGATACGACCGCCGGCAGCCTTGTTGTCGCGGATAACGCGAGGTGCTTTGATTCCTATTGAGAATCCCTTAAGAACTCCCGCCTCCACCTTTTTGACAGAAACAGGGTCAACAACATGAGCAGTAATATAGTGACCGTCAGTTTTCGCTTCATATTCTTTTGCCACCCCTGCCGCTATATTTGAATGTTGTTCGCGGATGTTGCCGCCTGATTGAAACCATTGTGGCATGGCAGTCTTGAGCCACGCTTCATCGCAAATCTGTTGGTCAAGGTCAATCGAATCATCGGTTGCCTTGCCGTAAACCATCAGCGAGCCATCTTCTTGCTTCTCTGACTTAACAATGGCGGCATACGAGGTTGCGAAATCGTTCATAGGTGCTTTATCCTTTTTTTCGTTTTCCTTGGAAATTCTGTTTGCCCAACTTCTTCCAGCATCGCCGCCCCATAGAAGCCAAGCGATGTAACCGGCAGAATCCTTGCCCCAACCCTCGCCTTTCTTATCTACTTCATGGCGAGCAAAGTAACTAACCATCCGATGAATGGTGTCTAACGAGAGAGCCGCGCCGTTAGATAAGTCTCTAGCGCGAGCAACGCCTACCTCAGTTCCACCGCGACCGTACTTTTCGCGTAGTTCTAAACCACGCTTTGCATTAGCACGAACTTCTGCGGGTGGAACAAAACCGTCAGCCATTAGTTAGCGGCAGTCCAGAGGTAAGAAACTGAGGTTGATGCGCCAGAAGCGATAACCGAAATGATTGTTCCAGCGGTAAATTCAATAGCCTGAGTTGTAGCAGCAGGGATAGGCAAGCCCTGTGTAGCACCGCTTGATGCAACAGTTCCATCGCCAATGTAAAGGGTCTTTGAGGAATCGTTGTTACGAATGTATAGAAGTGCGCGGCGAACACCTGATGGCACGACAAACAAAGTCTGCGCGGTTGTGCCTACGGTAATTGTGCCGTGTTGTAGTGCTGCCATTTATTTCTCCTTGGGTGTGTTTAAGCAGGGAAAAGTTGAAAAAGTGATGAAGGTGTAGGGCAAAGATTAGGAATTGCGGGAAGGCTGAGATTTGCCTTCCATGTAATCTTTGTAAGGCTGAGGAAGGTCGGAAACCTGAGTGGCATTTTCCAACGCTTCAACAAAATCTCGTCTTTCGTCAGGTTTCATGCCCTGAACAATGGCTGCCGCTTTGCGGCTCGCATCAGGTTGTTCGGTCAGGTTATTCACCTTCATTTACGAACCCCCAATTTGCCTCGGTTAAGCAAGACATAATACTTTTCTTCGATTCCAGCCTCGTAGAACCTATCTTGCACGATACCATCATAGCCCATCAGGGCGGCATATCTACCCGCATCTGAGGTCATTGTTTCGGCATCTAGCCACGGTTTGAACTTAGCCTCAACCTCGGCCTCGGTCAATTCGCCCCTAGCCTTGGCTGCCATTAGGGAGTCGTAATAGCGGGTTTTTTCCTTCTTGAAAACATCTTGAAAATTAAACCAGCCATTAGGCCGGAAATCCGTATTCAAGTCCATGTATTGAATAAACTTGTAATCTTGTGGTACGGCTATGTCAAGGATATTTGCTCTGTCGCGGTCAGTATAAAGAAAAGCAGTACCGGATTTATCAGAAGCGTAAGTACCGTTTCCATACAAACCTCGACCGGCAAAGTAATCACCTGTCTTAAACTCATCTGCCATTTGAGAAGCAAATACTTTGTCCGTATTTGATAATCCTCGGTAAACAAGGGTATCTCCACCCTTGATTTTTTCATCAAAGGAGGCATCATCAAGAACTTCTGGCAAAGCATCAAAGCCTTTAAGCACATACAAAGCCTTGAGTAAGTTATCTTCATACGGATTTGCTGCCGTATTTTCAAAGTTTGTTTCGTAATAATCATATGCCTTGGTAGAAGAATCAATTATGTCGTTCAACGGTACGCCATCAAAGACCTGTGTTGTGCCGTAATCTGGCGTTTCTACAACATCAGGCGTTTCATCAGCCGTATCAGTCTCATCAGGCGTTGTATCGTCAGTTAAATCTTCGCCACCATCGTCAGTTTGGGCTTCTGCGATAACAGGAAGCAGACCACATCGGCAGTTAGGATGAACGGGCGGTTCGATATCGCCACTAGGAAACTCTTCGCCATAAGTTACGACTTCGCCATCGTTATCGGCGCACTCATCGTCAGGGTCAGCGGCTTCCCACTCAACTTGGTCAATGCCAGAATCTTGATAGCGGGAAACTGCGGCTTGTGTCATGGCGCGGTTTAACTCAGTACGAGCAATCACCATCGCCTTGCTTTCGCCACCGGCTACTTCTTCAAGGTTTGTTGCGATTGTGTCAACCGTAGAGCCATCGCGCAATCCGTTAGCGAGGATTGTGCCGACTTCATCTAACTTGGTTGCCCATAGTTGATTGGAGACAACACCTGCGTTCTCTAGCAATCCTGCAAGAGCGCCTTTAGGAGCAACCATCTGTGCAAGTGCTTCTGAACCCGGTGTCCAACTTGACCAATCATCAGCCTTCTTGATGAGCGAATCAACAAGTTGCTTGGCTGCCTTATCGCCTGTTACCCATCCGTCAGCATAGGTGCGGCGAATCGCTGCTTCCATAGGCTTTGAGTTGTAGCGAACATGAACGATTGCCCATGCGCGGGCGCGTACACGGTCTTGAACGGCGTTGTCTGTCACCTGTGGGTGAATAGACATGAAATCTTCTACGACCTTTTTCGCATCAATACCTGCGACAAAAGCAGCAGCAATCTTTACCGCGTTGTTACGGGCGATGCGCTCAGATGCTTTGTGTGCTGGCCATTTAAGAGACATAAGCAGAAACCAACGCCTTAGCGGTTTCTAGGTCGCCATCCATTAAGCACTTGTTCAGCGCTTCTGCAACGATGGGTTCTACTGTCTCAAAGTTAAATTCGCGGGTGCGTGTGCTTTTGGTAGCCCATGTGATAAATCGCTTGGCTTCCTTTTTGGCTTCTGCGGGAACTTCTTCGGCTGGTTTGACTTCAGGCTTACCTGCTTGCTCTGCGCCGGTGGGAACTTCAGGTGCGGGAGTTTCAGCGGGTGTTGGTTCTGCCGAACCGCCAGCAGGAATGATTCCTTCGGGAGACAAGAAGAATACAGATTGACCAGCAACAATCATTGGCATATCGGCTTCAGGAATGTCCAACAAAGACAATCCATCTTCAGCGCGGGCTTCGTTGATGCTCTTCTTAGCGCCACGAACTTCAATGTCCGATGCCTTGCTCTGCTCTACGGTGTCACGATTATCGCTTGGCATGAACTTGAACTCTAGTTCGCGTGGCATACCGAGATAGGTGTGTGACAACTGAGTGAGCATCTTGCCAACCCAATTCGCAAGTGGGTACAAGCCAATATCTTGTGCGTTAAACGCTTGACCTTGTTCGTGTCCAGCGCCGCCCAAACCAGTCTTAGGAGTGAATCCAATTTCGCTTGGCAATACGCCAAAGTGACCGGTGATTGAGGTGACTAGATACTCGTCAAGAACATCTTTAAACTTTTCGCCGTAGCCATCAAACTGAATTGGTGTGATGCCAGCAGGAAGGATGCGACCGCGCTTGCGTTGTTCTGTCTGTCCAGACAAATCATCGTTAAAGATGTTTTCGTAGGCGCGAAGCAACTCGGGATTGTTACCGAAGTTAGCATCGGAGGTAAACATCAATTCAGGCAATACGCCATCGGTGTATTCAGAGCGCAACCATTGTTGACGGCGCAAGTAAATATCGGCAATCGGAAGTGCGCGCTCTACTGGCGAATAGCCATAGACGGTAAAGGTGCGGCGATTGCGAACAAGGTACGCAAGTTCATCAGCCGTGAACTCGCCATCTGCCTGAACATCGTCAGAGGTAGCGGTGAACTCAGAGCGTGGGAATCCGTAAAGAATCTGTTGGAAAGCGGGTACTGGGGCCATTGGGCGCATACCGCGGTCGTCAAGAAGTGGCTTAATGGTTGTCGAATCAAGAATCTGGAAACCGTACAAGTCTCCTGCAACTGACTTCTGACCCCAAATTGCTACGCCATCAATAACTAGCAAATCCTCAAGGAAGATATTGAGCCAGTCTTGAAATACTAAGCCGTTCTGCTTGTCTGGAACTTCCCAAAAGTCATGCAAGCGAGCAATCTCGGGTGCAAGTTCTTCACGCGCTTGTGACATGGCGCGAAGTTGATTGCCACCGTACTTCTTGCCTACCTTCTCGGCAGCGGCTTCTGAAATAGTGATATCCCATTCCAAACCAACCATCTTGCTTTTCAGAACTTCGATGCAACGGCGCAAGATATCAATTTGGTCAGCAGCAGCGCGGAGAGTCTTGAAAGGTACAAGACGGGTTTCGGTGATGTTGATGTTCTGAGCAGTTTGATACTCATAACGGCGTGGGTCTGGGCGACCATCGCTGCGAAGTGGGTTGATAGGGCCGGGTGGAATTGGCAAGCCCGGGCCGAATGGAATCATTGGCAAGATTTGGTCGCGTGGCAACGGCTCTGAATTACCCATCGCCATTGACGGTGGATTCCGCTTCATGTCAGCCTCAGTCATAACAACTGTGCCAGCGGGTAGGTTTGGTGCTTTTTCTATTTGCGCGGCTACTGCCTTTGCAAATCTATCAAGTAAGCCCATTGAAGTCCTATCCGTGTACGACTACGCGATATTGGTTCGATGTAGGTGCAGTTGAGAACAATAGCGTAATTGCTGAAGTTGAGGTGTGTTGAACATCGCACATAACTTCATCGTAAGGTGATGCTGCGTTATAGACCGCAACGGTGACATCTTGCGTACCAAGGTTGTGAGTGATTGTGTAAGATGTTGACGAACCATCGCCAAATGCGGTGGCGTACTTCTTAACAACAACAGTTCCGTCAACGGCTACTGTGCCAGTTGAAACGGTGATACCTGTACCAGCGCCGACTGCCAAACCGCTTGAGGATGTTCCCAAACCTGAGTTGGTAGCCAAGAGGATAGATGCGCCACCTGAAGCAGTCTGCAATCCACCTGTTGAGGTTGGGTTAAAGGCGATAGAAGAACCGGTGATGGTGATGCCGTTACCAGCGGTGTATTCACCTGCCGCTGAGAACTGAGTCCATGTGGTTGTGCCAGTAGCAAGAATCCAGCCTTGTGAGCCGTTGACTGTTCCCTGCTCAACGAAAGTAAAGTCGCCTTGAGTTGGTGTCTGTTGGTCGGCGGCGCGTGTCCATGTGGTTGTCTGCGCTACATAAATACCGTTTTGTGATGGTGTGCTTTGGTTCTTGACCAAAACGCGCTGACCGGCGGTAACGGTAACGCCGTCAATGACCTGACCACCAACAAGAGTAATGCTTGCGGTTGTCGCGGCTACAACAGAACCCTTGACATTCAGACCTTGTGCAACGCCGTCAACATAACCCTTGCTTGCTGCATCAGTTGAAGCAGTTGGTGTAGCGAGGTTTGTAATCTTCTGCGAGTTGAGCGATACCGATGCGACAGGAGCGCCAAAGGTATCAAGGGTGAATGATGATGGGCTAAATGCGTGGGTGTGGTCTGAGGCGCTCGCGGTTGATGCGCTACCGGCAGAACCCGTTGTGCCGTTGACTGCGTTAGGAGTCGTAGAGCCAAGTGAAGGTGTGCCGTGTGTGTGGTCAGAGTGAGCAACGGTTGAAGCAGTACCGTTAGATGAACCTTGACCGAATGAGGTTTGCGCGGTGACTGAGCCAAAGCCTTCGCCAGCGTGAGTGTGGTCAGCGCGAGCGTAGTTGGTAGAAGTACCGTCAGAAGATGAAGCGGTGACAGAGTTAGCAGTTGTTTGACCTGAACCGAAGTTATCTACTTGCTGCCAAGTTGAGCCGTTGGAGTAGTAGATGAGGTAGTTGTCAGTTGCGTAGTAGAAAGTTCCCGCTGAAACAGATGATGCGGTAGGGCGAGCAGACAATGTGCCAGAGGTGATGCCACCTGCTTGACCCCATGCCGTACCGTTGTAAACATAGAGCGCGTTAGAACTTGTGTTGTAGTAAATCTGACCAGTTACAGGAGAAGATGGCGCACTAGAGAGGTTCTGGATACGAGCGTTCTGCAACTCGTTCTGAACTAAGTTGATGGGTGTGAGAAATTTGCGGCTCATTGTTCTCCTAGATTATGTAAGCAGTACCGGTGAAGGCTGAAGTGAATGTAATGACCATCGTGTTGTTATCGGTGTACGAATAAGTGCCTTCGCATTGCGCGCCGCTGCTATCAAGCACGACTGCGGTTGGATGCCCACCGAGATTGTGAGTGATTGTCCATACGCTTGCTGGAGTGTTCTGCGTGTAAACATAGAACAGAGTTGTAGAAGCGCCTGATGGCCCTTGTGGGCCTTGTGGCCCTTGTGGGCCGGGTGAAGCAACGGTGACTGATTGAACGGTCTGTGTGACGGTAAGGGTTTGAACTACGGGGCTGACAACAATGTTGTCACTCATCGCGTAACCTGTGGGGTGACTTGAATCGTGCCGTTAATCAAGCGAGTGACGATGCCACCTGCACTTGTGAGTTCAAGGTCATAAGCGTATGTGCCGTTGGTGATTGAGCCAGTCTGCGCGTTGGTCGCGTGAATAGCAATCGTGCCAGCCGTACCACCCAAAGTAATGCCGCTACCTGATGTCAGGCTAAGAACGGTTGTCTTGGCAAGTGGCGATGTGCGAATCTGGAGAGCGGCAGAGTAACCGGTGAGGTTGATGGGATTGCCTGATGGGTCATTCCATGTCACCGTCAGATACCAGTCTGCACCTTGGTCAATGGTGGTGTTGAAGGTTGTAGCCATTGATTCTCCTAAAGAGTAGTGCCGCACTTAAAACAGATTGCTGCTGATTTGAGGTTAGGCATTGAACATGACGGGCAGAACTTGCCCATGCTTCCTAATGCCGTAAGAGTTGCCGAACCTTCTGTTAATTCTGTCAGCGCCCATACCATCGCATCCATGCGGTCAGGCGATTTCATGTTCGTACCGGCTTCCCACTCACACATTTCATCTTCTAGTTCGGAGAAGTATCCGACCATGTGTAAGCGACCTTGCTCGCTGAGTGCGGCGATAGGTTCTGCGCGAACTGCTTTGCCGCGAGTAGCCGTAACCTTCTTGACGGGAACAATCGGGTTGACCTGTTGTAAAAGATGAACTACCAAATCGCCGCCGTTATTCGTTTCTGCGATGATGCGGTCTGCTTTATGTAGTTCAAAGGCGTTAACTGCTTTTCTTGCCCACGCATCAGGCGTGGATTTCATGGTGTAATCGGCAAGGATGTAATAGTGACCATCTACGGTCATGCCAGCAACGACAATGCCTGTGTAGTCTGATTCATCGCCAGAGGTAACGGCAGGGTCAATACCTACAACGATACGCATAAGCGGAGGCGGTTCAGTTACTCGCGCTGCTTCTAGTTGAGCGCGATTCCATAGAGCGCCGGGATTGTCGTCAAGGATTGCGCCGTATAGTTCTTGCTGACCTAAACGAGTGCCAGCGTAGCGATTCTGCATTTCCAACAAAGCCGTCTGCGACAGGTTCTCGGCGTTATCAAAAGTTGAGCCACGGGTAACAACTGTGGTGTCGCGCTTGACCAAATCTTTAATCAATTTAGTTGGGCGCGGTGTTGTCGTGATAACGGTCTGAGGATGCTCGCCAAGGCGTAAGCCAAACTGGAGTTGATTCCATGTATCTTCATATTGCCAAGCGGCTAGTTCGTCTGTCCATGCGTAGTTGAACTGCGGGCCACGAAGAGAATCAGGTGTATCAGCCGAGAAGGTCTG